TGTAATACTTTTTCATCAATTTTAGGAAATTTGTCGTCTTTTTTAGAGTCCATGATTAATTTCCATTTGGATGTCGTGTTTTTTTGTTCTACGACTGTATTTTGTCGCTTTTTTATGAATTTGGACAGGTTTGATAGGAGTCCGGCAAACCGGGCGTTTTAACTCTATCACAAATTTGTTGGTTTTGATATTCTTCATTTTATCTTCTCATGCTAGATATGTCTTTTGCTTGTTCGTCTGTAAAAACCGGCACGGCATTTGATTTATGCATTGTGGCAATACCCATCATCTTATCTCCGGTGTATACTTTAGCTGGTGCTTTTGTAGCTACGCCTAAACCGGTATTTAATGATTTGATTTTTTGTGTTTCCCGCACATAAACGCCTGTAACCACAGGACTTCTCACTGGTTTGTATGCCATAGATTTATTTAATGATTTTGGTTTCATGGCTTCAATGGATTTGAGCCATGCGTCATAGTCCGCTTGTTGCTGTTTAGGGACTTTACGTTTTTTAGACTTTGGAACTTTGAAATGAATAAGCATAATGAAACTCCACACACAGGAGTACCATTATACTCAGTTCCGTCTATTTGTCAAGCGTTGTTGCAAAAAAACAACATTATTTCCGATGTTTTTTATTGCCGTAGGACCAATCAACATCATAAGCATCTTCATACCGATTTTGCTTATCTGTATCTCTACGTTTTTCTTGCTTTCTACGTTCATATACATTTTTCTTAAATGCATACTCATCGTTGTAGTCTTTTTCTTTGCGAAATTTAGCTACAAATTTTGACACTTCTTTACTCCTGCCTCAACGTTACAAATGTTACACCCCTGACTGTGGTTTCAGGTGAATTTTCCATATTATCTTCAGACACATAAAATATTTGTGACATGGGATAACAAGCCTTTACTACTTTCAACAATTGTATTGAAGTTCCATCTGAATCATCAAATTGGAATACTTCATCTACACATTTTATAGAATCTATTAATCTTCTGCGTGTTTGATAATCAAAAGCTAATGTTCCAGTTTTGTTGAAAACAGCATAATCAGAATGTAACCCAACTATTAGCCAATCCGATTTACATTTACAAGCTTTTAGGAAATTTAAGTCATTTGGTGTAAGAGGATCATAACAACCAGAAACAACGGCTATTTTTTCTTTTTTTATCATTATGGTAAAAGATTTGGAAATGCCTCTTTGACGAATTTATAATCTAGACCTTTAACGCCTAAGTCTTTATTGAATATTCCCATAACAACTTCGGCTTCTCTTGGTTCCAAATTTTGGAGAAACTCATATAACAATTGAGCACGTTTTTTATCTGTTAATTTATCGGCTGTAGGATCACCTTTGCGAAACATATACAACTTACGGATTTCTGTTGATAGTTGTGCATAACCCATGCCAGGTGGAACTTCATTTGGTTTATACCAATCAGGAAGTTCTTTGATGTACCAATCATATTGTGGATGAAATGTCAATTGTAACACTTCAGTCAATACTCTTGACAGATTCTGGCCAATAACACCCATTCTATCTTTTTTGTTTTTAGCTTTTTCAAACTCGTCTAAAACTTCATATATGTTCTTCATTAAAATTCCTCAATCACATCCATTAAATTTTTCAGTTTATGTTCCATGAAGTAAATCAACATCTTTTGTTTTGATGCAGGTTTAGTTTCTTCATACGTATTTATGATTTTGGTCTTTATCTCATTTGGTATTAGACTTAGGTCAATTAGTGTTTGATTCCTAGAAAAGCCAGTTTTAGCAATTTCATCTTCCCACTTTTCACTTTGTTCGTTCAACAATTTATCCATCAAACCTTTAGTGATAGGTTTTTGTCTTAAATCACGGACAAAGCAATCAGCTGGTGAAAAGATATTTGGAATGCCATCGCCTTTATCACCACGAATAATTTTCTCTTTCAATTCAACTAATGGGTCTTCCGACTTTAGAAATTTCTTCATTGCAGGATTGTATTGCTTAACATTACTGCCCCAACGTTGCAATTGCAAAAAGTCTCCGTCACTTGATAGAATCAAAATCTTTTCATGTGCAGCATACAAAGGAACCAAAGTGCCAATTACATCATCTGCTTCAGCGCCTTCAACATCAATCACTTTATATGGAAAGTTTTCTTTCAATTCGGCTTTGAATTTGGCCAACATATCAAAAATGAGATGCCAATCTAACGCAGATTTTTCACGAGACTTTTTACGGCCGGCTTTATAATATGGAAAAAATTCCTTGCGCCAGTATTTACGGTTGTCACAACAGAGTACAATCTCACCATATTCATTACGGAATGTTCTGAGGTGCATCCTGAGTATGTTTAAGACCATGTGGCGAATTAAGCTTTCTTCTAACTTAATGCCTTTTTGATTTGAAATTTGAGCCATGAGTCCTGCTAAGAGAACTTGGTTCAGGTCAACGAGAATCATTATATAATCCAGTAATTAAAAGGTCATCCTAACACATTTCTTTCAACTTGTCAAAGGTTGATTCAATGAAAGATTGTGATGTTGTGGTTTTCTTGGAAACAACTCCATACCATTCATCAGGAATAAGTCTGGCAATATATTCCAAAGGAGCAAGAAGAATAGCTTCAAATTTATCCAAATGTATTGGATTTCCTTCTTCTTCAAGCTTAAACAGGATAATATGATAACAATCACCACTCTCGCTACCATCTAGTTTTTGTCCAGGATCTTTGTAGACACTTCCTTCTACTCGAATTTCATTATCTTTTTCTCCAGGCAAAAATAAGATTGTGTCATAATTTTGTTTAGCTAGTTCGCTTAAGTTTACGTTCATTGTAGTCCTTGATATGTGACTTTCTCACTCTGACCATAATCCAGTCATTGTAATACTCATCACTTTCCATAACATTGTTTGCAAATTGCTCTTTCGCTTCAAGATAACTACATTCACCTTTGGATTTACAAAGATGTAATATTTCCCTATGGAACTTATCCTGTCCATACATTATAACATCTTTTTGTAATTTGTCACTACTTCCATAATAAGTTTGCCAGTCTGAAGGAACTTTTATTCGTTTCTTCTTTCCTTTAACTTGTTTGGTCTTAGAGAACCAAAATAGCTTTTTACCAATGTATTTCCGGTTAGTCTCTAAGTTAGTTATAACATAAACAAATCCATAACTATCTTCAATTTGTTCTTCTGTAAAATCTTTATCTTTGTATTGCCAGTTTACCATTCATCATTCTCATCAAGGTCATCATCCTCTATATATTCTTCGGATAATTCCTCGATGACTTCGCCACAGAACGGACAATGTTCTGGTAGCTCCGTAGATACTAATTGTTCAACATACTCAACAGAATAAGTTGATTCGCAGTTAAGACACTCTCCTGATATAACTTTATTTGTCATTTTTATTCTCTTTTATTTTTATTAATTTAATGAAGCTAAAAGCTTTTATCCAAAACCAACCAATATCAAATTCAAACCATTTTTCTGACAACTTAGCTAATGCTGGTCTATGATGGTGATTATTATGTAGTTCTTCTCCTCCAATTAATATTGCAATTGGAAAAATATTTCTTGATGTATCGCTAGTATCTGTATTGCGATATCCCCAATAATGACCGATGCCATTGATTACACCTGCAGCCCAAAATGGAATCCAAATCATCTGTATACCCCAAATTAATAAACCTAACAAACCAAATAATTCTAAATCTATTAAAAGCATTATTAGTATGCCTAATAGATTATATTTTGTATAAACATTTTTTTCTATCCAATCATCTATTGTACCAACACCAAAATATTCAATATTCTTTTTATCTGATTTAGCAGATAGATAATACAATACACCACCAAATAGTATATTCCATATACCATGTATATTAGGACTGTGTGGATCTTCTTTAGTATCCACATATACATGATGCATACGATGAACAGCGACCCATTCTTTTGTAATCATTCCTGTAGTTAGCCATAGCCAAAATCTCATTGGATGGTATAATACTGGATGTATTGTGATTGCTCTATGTGTTTGGCTTCTATGTAAGAAAATAGTAACACAAAGAATGGTGATGTGTGTCATCACCAATGTGTATATAATTGGAGTCATTTGATCCTTATGTTAAGCCCAAACATCAGACCAATCGCCTGATAGAGCACCTTTAGCATAATCAGTTGCACGGTTTTCAAAGAAATTAGTATGAGTAGGTGCATTAATCATTTCTTCAACCCATGGTAATGGATTACGTTTAATTTTGAATACGCCTTTTAGTCCAAGAGAAATCAATCGTCTATCAGCAATGTAACGAATATACTTCTTCACATCTTCTGGTGACAAATCTTCCATTGGTCCCATTTGGAAAGCCAAATCAATGAACTTATCTTCCAACTCGACCATCTTTTCTGCAATGGTGTAGATACGTCCTTTTAACTCGTCATTCCAAATCTCCTTGTTTTCTTCAATGTAAGTTCGGAATAATTTAATCATGTTCTCAGCGTGCTGAGTTTCATCTACGATTGACCATGTGACGATTTGACCCATGCCTTTCATTTTACCATGACGTGGGAAATTTAACAACATAATGAATGAGGAGAACAACTGCATCCCTTCAGTAAAAGCACTGAACACGGCGATATGGGTTGCAGTATTCTCTTTAGTTGTATTTTGCTTTGAAATGTCGAGCACATAATCATGTTTCTCAACCATCTCTTTGTATTCCATGAAATCATTGTAAGTTGTTTCAGGTAGACCAAGAGTTTCAATCAAGTGTGAATAAGCAGCAATGTGTAAGGCTTCACGTGCAGCGAAACCCATCAACATCATTCTTATTTCTGGTTGTGGAAAATAGGGTAGATAATTCCTAACGTACCCACCGGCAACATCAATGTCTCCTTGAGTAAAGAATCTAAAGATATGCGTGAGGAATTGCTTTTCACTTGGTGTGAGTTTCTTTTTCCAATCTTTGACGTCCTCAAGCATAGGTACCTCAGTGTGTAACCAATGAGACTGTTCATGCTTAAGCCATGCATCGTATGCCCATGCATAGTTAAACGGTTTGAAATATGTTCTTTCATCTGTAATTCTCGATTCTGTTTTTTTAATCATGCTTCGATCCACTCTTTTAGTAGTTTAGGTGTTTTGACTCCAACATTACGTTTCACTTCAATGTTTTCATCTAACATGACTAAAGTAGGAACAGACCTAATACCATACTGATTAGCGATATCTTGATGTTTATCAATATCAATAACTTCAATAGGTAATTTCAAGTCTGCTCTTTCCAAATTTGCTTCTAAAATTTTACAAGGTTGGCACCAAGATGCCGTAAATCTTAATAGTCTTTTCATTTTTATTCCTTTTCATACATTACTGTGTTTGTGTCACCCAAAGACCATTTCGCATCAGTTTCAACAGACCATACTCTTGTTGCAACCCTAAAATCAGGATGTTTTAGTTGCACAGGATTGCTACTTGGCTCAAAGAATATTGTTCTATTGTTTGGCTGGGCAGCAAATTGTCCGTTATCACACTTAATGAAATTGAATGATTTGTGGTCTTCAGGATCTTCTGCATAACTTATATCTAATACATTATAATCAGGACTTGCTGAATCTACCGTAAACATATATTGACCTTTAATCATTTTTTTATCTTTGGCCAAAAATGAACACGATAAATTTTCAATAACCGCTTTCTTCAAAATTGTAATATCATAAGACATACAATTCCAAATCTGCAAATAGTCTAAAGGCAATTCATCTTCAACTTTTTTCCAACAATAACCATGTAAAGGTATTTTGTCATACAATGCTCCATACTCTGGTAGGTATGACTCAATTCTAAACGCTTGTCCTTTTATTGATTTTAAGCTAACCCATTGACATGGTACTAACTCACCAAATCCTTTTTCAAAATCATATAAAAATTCTTTTCTTATATAACATTTAATTGGGGGTAAATTCGCTATCAAAAAAGACATCATCATCTCCTATTTTATCATAATCTAAAGTCATTTCTTCTCCTTTTTTTATATCACGATTTGCAACGTGAGTATAGTAATCAGGAACATCTAAATTGGGATCATCTGAATGATTCATCCAATTTGCATTATCACTTGCCCTAATCCATCCAGACATTTTAGAATCATAACAACAAAAATGTCTTATGTGTTCTTTGAATGATTCTGGATAATTGAACAAATTCTTATCACCAATCCATCCGTCAATAATTGGATCATGTTTCCAAACTATTGTGCCAGATGATATGTCTTCATCAGCATATAAACCAAGGCCTTCAATAGCACTTGGTTTAACTTTTGTTTTTACTAATAACGGCATTTAACCCTCACAAGCAATACAATCATTACCTTGTGCAATCTCTGTCATATCCAATTCTTTGATAACTTGTCTTTCAATCTTCTTGGATACTTTATCAGCTTTACCAATCTTTTCAGAACGGCAGTAGTACAAGGTTTTCAATCCTTTTTTCCATGCCATGAAATGAATAGCATGAATGTATTTAATGTTAGCGTCTGGACGGAAAAATACATTCAATGATTGTGCTTGGTCAATGTATACTTGTCTGTCTGCGGCCAAATCAATCACCCAACGTTGGTCAATTTCCATAGATGTCTTGAATATATCCTTTTCTAAGTCAGATAGTATATCCAAATGTTGAACAGAACCGTCATTAGCAATAATGGAAGACCAAATGTCATTGTAATCATTGTCATCTTTTGCTTTCTCTTTGATGATTTTATCTAACCAACGATTCTTATTTAAGTAAGAACCTGATAGAGTATCTTGACGGTAAGCATTTGCCCTATAAGGTTCAATGCTAGGGCTAGTATTACCCATGATAATGGAAGAACTTGCATTAGGAGCAATGGCCATAACATGAGAAAAGCGGTTGCCAGTACCCACTGCATCAGGAGCTTCCCCACGCTCGGTTCCGAGTTGTTTGTTTGCATCATCTAAACCTTCTCTGATTGTCTTGAAAATTTTGTTGTTAGCAACTTTCGCCATTACTCCTTCAAACGGGATTCCATTTTTCTGAAGATATGCGTGAAAACCCAAAGCACCAATACCGATAGAGCGCTCACGGCTAGCTGAGTATCGTGCTCTCGATATGCTATCAGGAGCATTATCAATGAAATACTGAAGGACGTTATCGAGCATCTCAGCCACGTCCCGAAGAAATAGTTTGTTATCTTTCCAATCATCATAAGTCTCCAAGTTCAATGAAGATAAGCAACACACAGCAGTCCTATCTTTGTCTGTCGGCAAAATAATTTCAGAACAAAGATTTGATTGATTAATCTTCAAACCTAAGTCTTTCAAGTGTTGTGGCATTGCTCTATTGCTTGTATCAATAAAGTGAATGTATGGTTCACCAGTATGCATACGAAGCTCAAGAATCATTTGCCACAACATCTTAGCCGATACTGTTTCTCTCACTTCTTTTGTATTTGGGTCAATCAACTGCCAAGAATCATCTGCTTCTGGATCCAACATACACTTTTCAATGATACTCATAAAGTCATCGGTGATATTAATACCATGATGTAAGTTTAGGCATCGGACGTTGGGGTCTCCTGTTGGCTTTCGCATCTCAAGGAAAGGAATAATATCGGGATGGCTAATATCAAGATAAGCGGCATAAGAACCACGGCGAGTACGACCTTGACGATAAGCCAAAGAAGAAGCATCATATATTTTAAGGTGAGGCATAATGCCAGTAGACTTATCGTCAGCAGAGCGAATGCCAAACCCAATACCGACACCACCCCCGAGCATAGAAAGCCAATTTGTTTCTGATAGGTTATCAACTAGTCCCTCCGCTGTATCTTCAATATAGTTAAGAAAGCAAGATATGGGTAGACCACGCTTGCTGCGACCAAAGCTAAGAATAGGTGTAGAATAGCTAAGCCAATGACGAGAAGAATAATCATACAACCTTTGGGAATGTGCAAGATTTGTACCAAAAGCTTTTGATACGAAAGCGAATCTGTGTTGTGGGCTTGTTTCATCATCTTTCATGTACGATTCTTGTAATCGTTTTATTCCTAATTCATCAAAAAGTTTATCTCTCTCTAAATCTATGTTTATACCTAGATACTTTGTCATGTTCCTGCCTTATAGTTGTTATTGTATAATAAATTCGTTAATCATTGGAAAAATTGGTTCAATCGCTTTAGCACAGGCAGTTGCTATTTCACGATGTTCCTTTTGAGTACCATTACCGCTTCGGAGTTGTATATAGTGTACCCAAGACCTAAGGGTACCATTCATATACATTCTAGATTTGGTCATACCTTCTGGTAAAATTGCACGAGCCTGTTCTTTAGCTATGCCATGTTCCAGAGCCCATGTATAAGAATCTTTTACACGCTCTAATAGATTATTTTGCATTAGTTCCCATTGATAGGCGAGTCTCCTATCATCGTCCACATTCAAGTCTAGTTCATTGCTGTTCTGACGATTCTTTGTGTCTTGGTATCTCGCCTCTTTGTTCTCAAACCCTAATTGAGAAGCATCAGCATACCTTTGGCTAAACTCCTGAAAAGAAAATGACCGATGGCGCAAGATTTGCCTAGCGATGTCTCTTGTGGTATTAATCTCTAAACACACACTTACCATTTCTAATGGAGACCAGTGTTGATTTTTAATGAGATAACGAACCAACTTCTCCGAGGTTGCGTCATTGTTTTGGTTTGCAGGATTTGAGACACGTGCAGCAAAGGCTACTTGGTCTAACAGGTTTTTACCGTCTGCACCTTGTGAGTAACTAATCAATTCAACATTCATATTTTTTTCCAGTTAATAAATTCCATTTTTGCCCTCAAGTTGACAAAGGTGTTTTTCTTTATTATATCACATAATTCTTCTTTGTCAAATCCTGATAAAATCATGTCATTGATATCTTTTTCCGTCATCATCTCAGGCCAAATGACCACACTAAAGTGGTTATCAATGGCATGTTCCATAAGTTTAACAATTTCTTTATTCCTTGGTTCATTGTCAAATACCAACACCAATTTTGATTTGTCTATAACAGTTGCCGCTGATTCCAAGGATGAACTAGCAACAGCAATCGCATTATCAATGAACATAGAATCAATTGGACCTTCAAACACATAAACAGTCTTGCTATCATCTACACGATCCAGTCCATACATACGAGGAACTTCTTCCATCGTCTTAACTGTAATGTATCGTATCTTTGATTCAGATAGTGACCTGCCTTGTACTCCAGTGAGATTACGATTCTTATCATAGAATGGAATAACAAGTCTTTTATCACCTTCAATCAATCCATCTTTTTCAAGGCCAATATCTTCTATGAATTTTTTGAAATCTTCCGCATAGTATAGTGTATCATAAAATTCTTCTGGAATCTTACGAGCAATTACATAGTCTTTGGCAAAATGGCCATCAGGTAAACGACTAATTGGTTGCAAATTAACCTTAACCTCAAATGTTGGCAATACTTTGAGTTCGGAGAATTCAGGTTGTGGTGAATTTGTATTGGCAGATGATTTATATCTTTCTAAAGAATACTCATCAACCATAGATGGGTCAACTTGTTTTAGAAAGTTATAGAAGTTTGTGGATGCCGCACAGTTCTGACACTTATAAAAGTAATCATTCTTTTTGCGGTAAATATATCCACGGGCTTTTGTTTTGCTCTTTGTTGAATCGCCACAGAATGGGCACCGAAAGTTATACAGGTCGTCTTTTTTCTTTACGAACCTAGATAACTTCGGAGAGACTTGAAGGAGGAATTTACGGTCAATAAAAACAGACATAATATAGGAAAGGTACTCATTTTAATCCAGTGAGTATTGTATCAATTTTAACGTGAGAAAGCAACCATGAGATAACAACTATACCACCGGCAATCATCCATTTCCATTGGAGTAATTGCTCTATGTTCTGGCGGTCTTTAGTATTATGCTCTTGCATATCGGCTCTTAATTTTTGGATTTCTTCCAAAAGAGTCTTTTCGGATATTTGAACTTTATCCAAAACCACATCAATACGCTCGTGTAGTTCTTTAATATCCATATCAGTTTCTTTTCTTCTTTGGTCTATATTCTCATAGACTTTGACTAGGTGACGGTCGTGCTGATCCACCAATTTTTCTATTACTTGGTCCATTTTTCCACATAAGGTTGTTAGTGTTGACACCTGAGATTTCAGGACGCCAACATCAACCTTTAGGTCGTCATCCGAAATCATTTCTTTACTGCCTTTACGACAGCTGATTTGGATGGAGCAATTTTCGGATCAGCTTTACGATTCATTTCTTTTCTGGTAATGGTGTACCTTCAAGCTTCTTGTGAACCTTGACATCTTTACACACTTGTTTCTCTTTGCCTTTGGCATCTTTTGTTGTCTCACAAACCTTCTTAACCTCTAAAGGTGTAGCATAAGAAGCACTAACACATACAAAAGCCATTACTAACGCAAATATAATTTTTTTCATTTTGATTCCTTAAATTTCAGGTTGTGGTGCTGGGGGTGGACCTAATTTGCCGCCAAATCCTACGACTGGTGGTCCTGAGTTGACAACTTCTTCAACGACTGTAACACTTGTTGTGGTGCCTCTTGTTGGACGATTAAAGGTTGAACCTGACATTGCTCCTGCTGAAGATAACGCAGATGCTGCAAGCCCTGTTGCGTAACCGGCGGGTGAGTAGGGTGGAATGGAACTTGGCGGCGGTCTGTTTGCTGCATCTAATGCCTTTGCTTTTAGGTCCTTGTCGCCGCCTGCTAACATGATACCAGATAAAGTACCAGTTAAGAATGTAGCGATAGGAATAATCATCTCAAAGAACTTTTGGTCGATAGGACTAATAGCATTCAATGGTTGAGTGATAAAGATAATAGAATATAGTACAACAAATACGATACCTGTAAGTGTCATTGCAAGACAAATACCAATAAAGAATTTAAGACGAGCCATAAGCTGGTCTTCAGTATACAGGAAAGGTTCATTATTATTTTGGTCCACAATACGCTCCTGAGGCCGAAGGTTTAACAGTTTGTGTTTCAGGTGGAGGAGGGCCCAAGCGAGGGTCTCTTTGGCCTTTGAAAATTTGTTCAGGACAAGTTCTTGTAACATCGCAGATAGGTAATTTACATTCAGGTTTATCCCAGTTAGCTGGGTCTTGACATGGATAGCGGAATTGGTCGTGACCAAAAAACGCCAACGATAAAGGCAATACCAATATTAGTCCTGCCCACATAAAAAGTTTCTTATCATGCATATTATGCTCCTAGAATTCGGAGTATCTTAGCATAACGTGCTTTACGGTCTTCTATACCAATAGTACCACCATTAATGATATGAGTCATCTTGTCCATATCACCAGCATCAGCCCATTTGTTCAAGTTATTATTTTCCCAGAACCAACATGCAGATTGTAATGCACCTTCAAATGTTTGCATATATTCTGATGCTTCTTCTGGTGTTATTGAAACACTTGCTGCAAACCAAAAGTAGTTATCTTTACCTGTGATTTGAATGGCACCACGGCCACAGTATCTATAACCATCACCAGACGCTTCATCACCATTACCCATACGATTGGCATACATTCTGTTGGCAATCGCTTCCTGTTTGTTAGGTAGACTTGCATAATGATTTGCTATCTCGTCTGTTTCAAAGTGTGTAGGAAACATCTTACGTAATGATGCAGCCTTATAATTTAGGTTCTCTTTAAGTGCTGTAAAATCATTTGACTCATGTGTACATTGAGCCAAGAAGGCCGCAATTCTCTCAGGAGTGTTAATGTCGTAATCAGGTAATAGTTGTGACAAGTCTTGATACCAATGATCCAAATATGGATTTTTTGGTATAATTTGTCTCAACTGTTCTTTAGTCAATTCCATGTTATGCTAGTGCTTCCGCTAAATCTAATGCAGCCATCAACATAGCGTGATGTTCGTCATCTTCTTCTAGTTGTTCTGCATTTGCATTAATTCTACCAACGATATTCATATCATTGATTAACTCTTTGTATTCTTCGGCAGATATTTGGCCGTCATTATACATTTGTTGATAACCGTTTGCTTGAATTGCTAAATCTTGTATGGGATTCATCTTGGTTCTCCTCCAATTGCTTGTTGTATTTTTTCTGCCGACTTGGATATAGTATTTAGTTTTAATGCACAATAGGCTGGACTAAATGTATCCTTCTGATGTAACTCATCCACAAGTGTGAACAAATCATTATTCATCTTTATTGTAACGTCATTATGTGGTAAATATTGGCTATAGTTTTTCAATTGTAATGAATCTTCATACATTACCTGTATACCATCTTTATCACACTTCTTCAATAAAGCATCTGTACGCACTTTGTTAACCAAACCATATTCATTGTTGTCATAGTGTGCAACAAAGAGTGCTGATTGTATTGAAGAGCAACCAGATAGTAATATTACAAGAAAGACTAAAAGTTTTTTCATGGATTTATCTCTTTCTGTTTAGTTACCCATTCTTGCAGTAACTTTAGTTGTTCGGCTACTTTGTTGTAGGTGGTGTAGTTGTCGTTGATTGTTCGTTCGACTTCAGAGAGTGCAATTCCGGAGGCGGCACCATCAGTTCCTGTGGAGGGTCCGGGAACGGTATTTTTAGCGGCACTGTCGTGCACCCGTACAAAAGATTCAGGAACAGTACACATATTATCATCTTTGGTCGTAATAGTTTGAGCAATTGCATCATGGTTGGCCTCAATTTTCTGAATTTTTTCTGTATACTTTTTCACAATATATTTGGTGATAACTTTTTGTTTCACCACAACTTTCTCAACTTCTTTTGCACCTTCACTTAATATGTTTTGACGACCTTCAATCCAACCACCAAAACCAATTAAAACTAAACACAATAAAGTTATACCTAAACGATACAGTAAAGGTATCAATCTATGTAGTATGCCGGCCAAAAGAAAAAGGGCAACACCGAAACCGATGATTGCCCATGGAACCCAAGTTGGTAATAAACCTAAAAACCAATTAATGATGAAATCAGGTGAGAACATGCTGAACATGATTTCACCTTACATCTTTGGAGGTTTTCTGTGACCCATACTCATCATAACTGGATCATGTTTTTTCTTTTTACGTGGTAAGTAAACGCCAGGTTCACCGCCTTTACCACCAGTACCTGCAATAGCACCTGTACTAACTACATTTGTTGGACCTGCTGAACCTACGGCTCCAGCACCACCGCCACCATCTTCTAGGAATGTTTTGAATCTTTTCATTAACAATTCCACTTTCTTAGTGCTAATGCTTTACGTGTTGGCTTCCCATTCTTTCTCATAGGACCTTTCATGCCACCCATACGAGCACAGAATGATTTTCTACGATTAGCTGCCTTAGAACCTTTTTTAAGTTTTGATGGTGGTGTTGTAACCGCCATACTTAACTTAGAACCTGGATGTTCTCTGCGATAAGATGCAATACCTTTACGATTCAAACCACCTTTAGGGTCTTTACCTTCTTTGCGTCTCCATGCAGCAGACTCATATAATTCTTCGTCTGATACATCTTCAAGGTCTTCCCAAATTTGTTCAGGATCAATATTGTTTGCCTCTGCAATTTCCATAACGAGTTCTTCAATAATATCAAACATATAGTCTGGATTGTGTTCTTCTTTAAGTTCACTACGCATATAATTAGCAACAGTCATAATGTAATCTTCTGCCAATGTAATCTTTGATTCGACCCACTCAGGCAAATCGGCCTTGTCATCAATCAAGTCAATCATCTCTTGTGCATTGTGCATGATGGTGCGTAATTGATTGACTGCCATGTATGGGTCGGAATATTCTTCATCTTTTTCTTCCATAACACCTTCTTTAGTGCTTTTCCAACCACCACCCATTTCTTTATACTTCTTAGAAGCCCAACCATTAGCATATGCTGAAGGATAAACAGCAAACTTTGATTTTGCAGCTGCTTTTGCACGAGCCCATTTTTCTGGACTAGTAGGAACATTCTTTTCTTCCAAGTTTTCCATATCTTCTAAAAATGTTCTAAGATTTTTCATTATTGTTCCCTTCTTCTTTCTGCATTACTTTTTCTTAATGGATGGTCGGGATTCTTATAAGGAGTTTTTCTCATTCCTTCAGAATCATAATTTCCAGATTTCTTTTTTGCTATTGCTGTAGCAGCCGCAATTGCAGCTGCACTTTCTGTTCTAACATTTATTGGTGCACCACGGCGTTCTGGATTTGGATCTTGACGGCGTTTTCTTTGTGCTGCGGCTGCTCTTTTTACTTTGCCTAATGCATTTGCTTTTGCTCTAGGTAAACACTTTGGTTTTCCTTCGCCAGGTTCTCTAGCACAATGTCCTTTGACATTACCTTTTGTGTCCATGCGAACCCAATCTTGCTTAAACCATTTACGCAAGTCTTCATTGATCCAATCATCTGGTGTCTTACCGTGTTTAGATTTGAAATCATTATGTAAGTCTTTACCTGTTATGCCATGTTCATTAGAAATTTTCGTCATCAACTTATTGATTGTGTCATAGTCATGGCTATCTAATTGTTTTAAGCCATCTTCTAATTCTTTAACATGGTCTTCTTTTCTACAACTACCAAGAGAATAAGGTGCTTTACCAGGTACTGGTTTGTAACCAGGCCAGCATCTTCCTTTTTCTCTAAGTTGTGTGAAAGTTTTCATATTTTTCTCAATATTTCTGCTATCTTCATGTCAACTGGTATGACATCCGTTACTATCGTTTTACCTCTTATACCTTTTACTTCACTTGGAAGGAGATTCAAATACAGTAAAAAAGTCTTCAATGCATCATAATCTTTTTCGTCTATCCTGAAGAATAATATTCTAGCTGTTGCTTCTAATCCAAATACGTTATTCAAAAGTATGATATGATTAAGTATCAAACGTTCTTTTATAACTTTGGTGGCCTTATATCTACGAAACAATCTTTTCAAGTATTTCGTCCTTTTAAGGTCACCTTCAAACTCAGACATTAAGCAATTAGGTGATGTATAACATTTTACTGCGTACATCACAAAATTATCTTCATTCAAATCATCAAACATTATATAAAGAGTTTATTAAACTCCAGTAAATGCTGTACCCCAGCTTGTATTACCGGAATAAGTGTTTGATGCAACTGGACTAGCAAGAGCAACTAATGTTTCTTTCAAATAACGAACAGAACCATCATTGTTTGTTTTCTTTCTAATGTTTACCCAGCCTAAAGTAACATCACCCAAAGCAACAGTATTATTTGCAATTCTAGTTGCTGTCACCAAAACTGTATCTTGGTTATATGTTTTTTCTGCAGGTTTTGTAGAAGGATATGCAATAGCTTTATCAAATTCAATAGTTGTACCAACTGCATTGTTAGCAAAAATTGCTGATGTCATTGTTACTACATTACCTGAAATAGATTGTACAGTATTGTTTGAAAAGAACATACCAGGATATCCGTTACCTGCTGTACCGCCTGGTGAACCTACTCCGTTAGGATAAAAGTAAAGATATTGGCCTGCAGCAACACCTACGTTTGCTACATTAGAACCTCCATTAGCGACAGAAATTCCGTCTGAATAGCTTAATGTAATTGTAGTATTTCCAACATAAGCTGGTAAGCCTAGTGTAAGTTGTACTACATCTCTTGTTTCACGTTCAACGTTCCATTTTGGTTTTGCGTTGTGTCCGTCTGTATTTGACCATGCTGGCATTTTTAAGTCTCCTTGGTATAAAGGTAATCTACCTATTTATTGTTCTTGTGGTTTTTGTTTCTTGTCCATATCTTTATAATCAGGCATCGCTGTACGATTTTTCAACATAGGATCGATTTCAACCGTATCTCTCTTTTCGCCTGTCAAGGTTGTTCCACCCTTTAACACCATGCGAGCCTTTGGTTTTTTGTCACCTAATTCATTACTTCCATCAACTTTCTGCATAGATGGTTTCTTGCCTGATGGTCTAGCGTCCTTTTGGTCTTTTTCCCAATCATACATGTCCTCTTTCAATTTACGCTTGTAAATTTCTTTGACCATCGATGCAGCTTTGGACATTTTCTTTGGTGCAACTTGATTAGGTGTATTACCCATGTCAAAAGGTGCTTCAGAGGCAGCTTTTGGATCACCAAAATTATCTTCTTTTCTTAAAGCTTTTTTAATATTTGCAGTTGTTTTGTCCATCTGCTTACCAGTTGCTTTCATCACATTCATCCAACGGTCTGTGGATTTCTTATGTTGACCTGTTGCAGTTAATTCATCAGCAGACTTTTTGGCTTTTTCTTTGTAACGGCCAAGCAATTCTGAAGATACTTCATTGACTTCAACTTCTTCACGCTTTGTAGCCATAGCCAAACCTTTTTCACGGCGTTTCATTACACGTTTAACTATGTCACCGTACTCACCTTTGGTATGTGGTTTTAACTCTTTCATTTGTGATTTAGCTTTCTCTTTGTAATCACCAAGAGATACTTCATCTAAGTTTTCTTCTTTTTTCATTGTGTGTTTCATTGTTCCTGCTGGAGCCGGAACTTCATATCGTGCTCCTGCTTTGTCCAACTGTTTTTTTCTTTTTAATGTTGGTGACTGTGCTATAGTTGAACGTATTTCTGGATGTGAAATTTTAGTAGTTAAATCTTCATTAACTTCATCTTCATAGATTCCATGGTCACGTTTCCACTTTTCGTAATCACCTTTTTTAGATTGAGCTACTTTTTTATTCTTGCTAATGTAGTCTACATTCCAACCTTTAGATTTGTAATACTTACTTAGTATATCTGCTCGTCTTGATGTTACATTTTCAGGAATAGCGATACCACCGCCTGCACCGGTAGCAGACCAAGGATCTCTTGGGTCACTACCAGTTTTTGCAGCGGTTAAGTCTGTTTTTTTCGCAACAGATTTTACAATATCTTTAGCTTTCATTTTAGATGCCACCAGCAATTTTGCCCATCATTGTTTCTTGTCTAATCTTTTTGTAAGATTTCTTGGCCAAATCTTTAACTAATTTCATTGGTGAATTTTCATTAGTCACGAATGGGTGGTCACCTGTACCAGAACCTGCTTCAGGACCTTTGAATGTCTCATCAACTTCAACTTCTTCTTTTTGAGTTGGTTTCTTACCTGTTTGTGGCATTCCCATTTTCTTTTGAAGGTCTTTAATCATATCTTCATCTGAACCATGGCCTAATTTGTCAAGAACTTTATTACCAATTTTTTTCAAAGTACCTTTGATATCTTCATCGATTTCAACTTCTTCTTTTAATTTACCAGCTTTGGCTTGATTGAACTTTTTTTGAAGAATACTCAAAGTATCTTTGTTTACTTTTTTTGAAGTAGTTGATTTAACCATGTTTGCATCTTTATTTTTAATACCAAGAGGATAATCACCGTGGCGTTCCTGTGATTTTTGACTTTTATCCATTTCATCTAATTCATATTCTTCACCAACAGTCAAACCAACTTTATATGATTTAGTTTTGTTGTGATAAGTTGCAGGAACTTTCATACGACCACGGAGACCATCAACAGTTTTTGTGTTCATGTCTGTCTCACCATCAACTCTTACGTGTTCATCTTCCTTCATCTTCACTTTTTTTTTCTTTTCGGAAATAGTAGAGATGCCACCAATGTCTTCTAGTTGAAGTGATTCATTCATACCATGGATACTACCTTTGATACCATGTTTTGCTCTCAATTTAGCAGCTTCCTTTTCATGGTGTTCTGATTCTTCTGGCCCAGCATATTCTGCATGAGAAACGTGGTGGTCTGAATGATCCAACATATCATCAGCTACTTTATTACCATGATGTTTACGAACATGGTTCTCAATAGCGGTAGCTGCGTGATGACTATGATGTCCGCCCATTCCGGCGCCATATCCTTGGTCTGCACTATATGTGTGTTGTGCGTGTTTATGCCATAGAGCAGAAAGGCTCATTTTGTCCATTTTGCCTTCTTCTAGTACATCAAGTTCATCAAAGGCTTCTGTATAGATTTCTTGTTGTTCTTTCATTGCTTGCTTTGTAGCGGTTGCATACATTACATTTTTAGCACGGTCACCATAACGGTCCTTGAAACCTTTTAAGCCTTTTTTCATTGACTTAACAATCTTCTCACGCTTCTCTTTTTCAGAAGGAGTCATATGACGTTCTTCTTCTTCACCCAATTTAGTTTCTTTTTTGCCTTTATGCATGTTTTTCTCATGCTTGTGAACTTCTTGGTCAGCAATCTTTCTTGCTTCTGGAGGTGTCACATACTTTTCATTTGTCATTGTGTGCTTAGACAAATGTGTTTCTTTTTCTTCTTCTTTCTTTAGAGCAGAAGGCTTAACCATTTTTTTAACCAATGCTTTATCTTCTTTCTCATCAGGATGAGATTCTTCTTTCATATCTTCTGGATCTTTTTTATACTTTTTAGTGTATACATCACCAGTAGATGTTTTCTTGTGTTCATGACCAGTCAACTCACCTTTTTTCTTTGGTAATTGACTTACGTATTTTCCTTTTAATACATCAAAAGGATTAGAAGATTTCTTTTCATCTTCTTCTTCACGAACAACAGCAGAATGTCCTGTTGCTGCAGCTTTATCATCTTTCTTCTTTAGTTTTTGGCCACCAATTTTTTCAGGTGGTACCATACCTTCTGAATGTGATTTTGAAGTAACAGGATACTTTTTACCTTGAAACTCAAAATGAGATTGGCCCGCTTTTCTAGCTGCGTGTGCTGCTTTATGGAAACCAGTCTCATCTAGTTCTGGTTCTAAAATGAGTCTTTTTTTCTCATCTTCTTCCATAATTGCTTTTGTAGCGTCAATTAAGGCTTGTGATACTAAAGTTCTTGTAAACATTATTTTTCTCCTGTCTTTTTCTTTTTCTTGATAGTTATACCCGATTGTCCATACTTATCCGCTGGCAGTTCTAGAGGTTCTTTATTGCTTGCACCACCTGTAGTTCCGCTAACTCCCGCTTCACCAGATAGTCCAAAATCAAAAATAGATTCTCTAAATTTCTTCAAACCTTTTTTCTTTTCAGCTAATGGGTTCGGGCTAACCATTCTAGGTTTACCCGCAAAATCTGCAACATCATCATTATTGAACTCTGTCGCTTCTCTGTATGTTTGGTCTCCTAGACCTGCACCAGCAGCACCTGTTGTTGCTCTTGAGTCAAATGTAGAACCAACACCATCAGCGGTACCTATTCTAGCTGCACTTAAAGATTTATTGCCATTTTTACGCAACTTTTCTTTGTTAGCATCCATATTGAAACGATTTTCTTTTGGTTCTGGATGCTTAGTCATTGTAGGAACAGATTCGGTGTACGTATTACCACCACCTATTCTAGCTATGTAATTTGTATTTTGTTTAATGTCACCATCACGGACATCATCTCTTTTACCTAACTTAGCCGCATATTGCATTATAGGACTGTTGTTATCTTTAATAACATTCAAACCTTTACTTTTCAAGTTATCCTTTTGGATGTTCTTAGCGTTCTTTTCTTCATATAAATTTAAGAATCTATTAGATTCATTATACATAGATTCACCTAAGAAGCTAGATGTTTCTTTGTATAATTCTGTTATTTCTTCCGATTCTTCTTCTAAACTACTGCTATTGTCAAATCTCACAAAATTCTCAAATAATTCTGTGAAAACTTGAACATTCTTATGTGCTTTTTCCCATTTGTTTTGACGGACAGATTCTTCCATCATCCTAGTTAAAAGAGAATTGCGTTCTTTACTTACTCTGTTGGTTGTGTCAACAAAAATCATCATGGTTTCGTAACCAAGTTCTTCTAATTCTTCTTTGACAAAAGCAATTCTTTCTAAGTCATCAGCAGGACCATTAATAATTAATGGACCACGTGTTCTTATTGATTCAAAGCGAGGATTCATTGACCTCATGGCCAATTTGTGTTTGTCATTAAGAACATCACATACTTGAGTGAAATTGAATTCTACTGCTCTTGATTCTGCAATAGCTTCACGTAAAACAACATCTTTACCAGAACCTGGACCACCAGTCACAAAGATAGCCTTGTGATGGCCATGTGTGTAACTCTCATGTAAGCCCATACCTTTACGGACATCTTTCATTAACTCTCTTGCATGTTCATCTTTAACATGATGTGGAACACCTTGTCTAAATGATGAAAAGTCATTGTTTTTAGCATGTTCACGCATCTTAGTGCCAGACATACCTTCTGCACCTTCAGCATCTGGATCACGATGACCAGCAGAGTGTACTGTAATATGTTTGAAATTATAATGACCATGCCCTGCTTTTACACCATTGTATTTGTGTAATAGTGAGTGCATTTCTTTTACACGGTCTGAACCAGCAATAACATGTAAGTGTGTAGCACCTTGTGCATGTAACTTAGCTGCATGGTGCATGATTGTTGGATGTTCTTTAGAAGAAGTCTCGAAATGAGTACCTGGTGAATATCTTTTCAGATGTTTAATCTTCTGTTCACCAGATAAAGGATTCTTTTTAGCATCTTGTGAATGAGATACAACCACAGTATGTGGTGCTTTATGTTTGGCTGCGACCTCACGTACTTTGTCAATTAGTTTTAAGTGACCAGTAGTTGGAGGATTCATGCGACCAAAAGCCATAACCGCATGTTTCTCTTTTGATGCTTCTTCTTCAATAATCTGTAGGAATGACTTCATTTTCTGACTTTAAGTAAATTAGCTCTTGCAAATTCGGCTCTATTAACTAATTTAGTTGGTTCACCTGCATGGTTGACAACAAAGCCTTCTGGACCAGTTTTCTTACCATCGATGTGATGTTCTAAACCACCTTCATGGTGTTGTAGTACATCTACCAATTTATTTTTTGCTTTTTGTAAATGACTATGCATCTTTAGCAAATTATCATAATGTGATTTATTAGCTTCAATATGTTTCACGTGTGGGTCTGCTTCTTTTTCTCTTTTAACAATACCTGCTGGCGTCTTTAGTTTTGTTGCAGCTTTCTTGTATTTGTCAACAATGTGTTTCTTCAATCCTTCAGTATTTGGTTCTTCACCTGTACGAACTGTATGGTTGATATAGGTTGATAGATGACCAGTTTCACCCATATGGCTAGATGCAATATGGTTGTACATGTCAGGATGTGATTTATGAATCTTTTCAGCAGCATTCATGTGCTTCATAAACTCATTTTGGTCTTTATCTGAATAATGGACTTGTCTTGTATCGTGGTTTGGTGACTTTTGCCAAACATCAGGATGTTGTTTGAAGTTATGTAAGTCAGGATGTGGATCAGCTTTCATGGAACTAATATCGTTACCATGATACTGAGTATGTGTCACAATACCTAGTTTAGACCTTTTGACCTTGTCGGCCTCATCACCTTTGGCAGTATAAGTGATGGTGTTAGGTGTAAATGATACTTTGCCACCTGGTTTGTGTTCCAAATCTTCACCTGAGTGCATGATATCGCCTTGATATACACCAGTCTTAGGTGTAACTTTCTTCAAGTGATTCAATGCAGCATGGAGTTTATCCATAAGACCTGGAGCGTGTCCATGATTCTTTAGAATATCAGCATGAGTGTAATTGATTTTAGGCGTCTTATTAAATGCAGATTTTGATGCTACAAAGAACTTACCATTCTCTGGATGGTGACCAAAAACCAAAGAAGGAGAGCCGTCATATTTCATTGTCAAAGCAGAACTATTACCACCAGATTTAATGTGGTTGTGTGCCTGCATCAATGCACCTTTAGCATGCTCGAAGCCTTTTGCGCCATGGAATAATGGTCTGTCCTCAGCATGGTGAATATGCTTGAGTTTAGAACCTTCTTCGGCCTCTGCTTCTTCTTTCAGAAATGTGATAAAACTTTTCATGTTTCCTTAGACTTGCAATACACTTTGATTGCCATGAAGTTATTTATACAACTTTTTAATTCATACCTCAATTTATATAAAGATTGAGGAGAATACATAGTCAATAACTTTCTACTTGACCATTACCTGCCAACCAGCCAGAAACGTGTATTTTGTCAAATTCAACCAAATATTCTTTTGGAATATTAACAAAATGAGCATGTTCAAAGTCCATATATTGATATAATGGTACGTTTTTGATACAAACTTCCATGTAATTCTCAATTAGAGATGGACACAAAGAG